GCGGCCACCAATCCTGCGGGGACCTTCCAGGCGCCACTGACTTACAGCGTGACTTCGTTCTCGGTCTATGCCCCTACCGACCAGCCGGTATCAAGGGCGGGAGCAACTGGCCTACAGCTACAGGGGTCCAACGACGGATTCGTATGGACCGTGCTCTACAGCACGACCACCCTTGGAACAAACGGTGAACTGATAACCAGCGTCAGTAGTAACATGGCTACCGGCAACTACCAGTACCACCAGATAGCCATTCAAGGGGACGGGTCGCATCAGGTCGCTGTCGCGCAGGTACAGTTTAACGTAGCAGACACAGGGCAGAACGAGGAATGAGCCTCAATTTTGGGACCTATACTTCGCAGCTCGCGAATCTTATGGTCATCTCGTCGAACGACGCAAACTTCCAGACCTTCCTGCCTGGCTGCATCGACTATGCCGAAGGCAGAATCTACCGCGAGCTTGACCTGCTTTTCACTCAGGTGACCGACAACTCGGCGCGGGTGTCCAGCGGAGTGCAAGAGTTTACCGTCCCTACCTCGATTGGTACCTTCATTACCGTCGATCAGCTCAACATCATTACCCCGGCGGGGACTCTATCCTCTCAGGGTACGAAGGTGCCGCTGGTTCCCGTGTCTCCCGAGTTCATCAACAACGCCTATCCCGCGCTTGATGGGTCGTACACGGCCACACCAGAATACTATGCGATGCGCTCTAATAGCCTGATCTTGCTGGGTCCGGTTCCTGATGGAGCTTACTATGCCGAGACTATCGGCATCCAGAGACCGGCGTCACTCTCGGTGACTAACTCGTCCACCATTCTGACTCAGTACATCCCCGATGTATTCATGGCGGCCTCGCTGGTCTTCGGCTTCGGCTACATGCGCGACTTCGGCGGCCAGTCGGACAACCCACAGGGAGGCCAATCCTGGGAGGCGCAGTATCAGTTGCTCATCAAGTCGGCCACCGTCGAGCAGTTCCGTGCCAAGCATGAGGCACAGGGTTGGACCAGTCAGTCGCCGTCGCCTCTGGTGCAGAGGACCTAACCCATGGCGATGACATCGGTCATCCTCAGGCCAGGGGTTAATACTGAGAAGACGCTGTCCCTGAACGAGGCCGGCGTCTCGCAGTCGCAACTGCTGCGCTATAAGGACGGTCTTCTTCAGACTCAGGGTGGGTGGGTAACGCTATACAGTCTGATGGTTCCCTCGACTGTACGGGACCTCCATGCGTGGCAGGATATCACCGACACCAAATGGTTAGCCGCCGGCGCCACTGCCAACTTGCTGGTGATATCGTCCACCACCAGCATAGACATAACGCCACAGACCAGGACGACAAACCCGGTACCAAACTTCTCGATATCGACGGCTGTCGGCAATACGCTCATCGTATCCGTTGTCGATGCCAACAGCGGGCCGTCCATCTACGATACGGTGTTCTTCAATACCCCGATATCCATCGGGAATCTCTACCTGAATGGTGCCTATCCGATTACCTCGGTTCTCAGTACCGGGTCGTACACCATACTGTCGAGCGTCGCCGCCAGCACGACCATCAACAGCAGCGGTATTCTGCCGGTTTTTCTCAGCAGCGGCGGCAGTCCGATTGTCACTGTCATTGCTCCCAATAACCCATACCAGGCCATTCTCGGCCTGGAGCAGTCCTTCTATGCACCTACCGTTGTTGATGGCCTGACGATTTCCGGCGGCTATGTCGTTACCTCAATCGTAGCGCCTTCCTCCACCTTCACGATTACGGCCACCCAACTAGCTAGCGCCAACGCCACATCGACGATGAACGGCGGCTTGGCCCAACTGGTCTACTATGTCACTGCCGGGCCGCAGACGACGGGAGCTGGCTTTGGCACCGGTGGCTTTGGTCTAGGCGGGTTCGGTACCGGGGTTGCGACAACCGGGACGCCGGGAACCCCAATCATGACAACGGATTGGAGCCTGGATAACTGGGGCGAGATTCTTCTGGCCTGCCCCAAGGATGGCGCCATCTATGCCTGGTCTGCCGACAGTGGCTTCGGGAATGCACAAGTCGTGCCTCAGGCACCGTTCTTCAACGGCGGCATCTTCGTGTCGCAGCCGCAGCAGATCCTCGTTGCCTGGAAGTCAGTGCAGAGCAGTGGTACGCAGGACAACCTGATTGTCCGCTGGTCTGATGCCGGGGACTTTACCAACTGGGCCGTGACGACACAGACCGCCGCTGGCAGTTTCCATATCCCCACCGGCTCAATCATCGTCGGAGGATTGCAGGCGCCGAACTTTGGCGTGGTCTGGACCGACATTGATGTCTGGATTATGCAGTATGTCGGCGGTGACGTTATCTTTAACTTCTCCCGCGTCGGCGCCGGTTGTGGGCTGATTGGTCAGCATGCCGCCAACATCATCTCTGGTACGATATACTGGTGTGGGACGACCAGCTTCTTCATGCTGGGGCCAAACGGAGTGGTGCCTGTCCCGTGCTCGGTGTGGGACTTCATCTTTCAGAATCTAAACGCAGCAAACCAAAGTAAGGTCCAGTGTGCTCCCAATAGCGCATTCAACGAGATTGCGTGGTTCTTCCCGTCTACCAGCTCAACTGAGAATGACTCCTACGTTAGGCTGAACATCGTCGAGAACGCCTGGGATTATGGATCATTAAAACGCACAGCATGGGTAGACGTATCTGTTTTGGGCACTCCCATTGGTACGGATAATAGTGGCGCAATTCTTCAGCATGAAGTCGGCCAGGTAACGGCCGGGGCCTCGGCTACGTCATTTCGCTCGGGCTGGTTCTCTATCGCTGACGGCAATGAGCTTGCCTTCGTGGACTGGGTACTGCCGGATTTTCAGTGGGGCCTGTTCGGAGACAGCAGCGCGCAGGTGAACATGACGTTCTACGTCATCGACTATCCTGGAGACACGCCCCGCAGTTATGGGCCGTATACGCTCACGCAGGCTACCCAGTACATCAACCCCCGGTTCCGTGGACGGCTGATGTCGGTGCAGGTGCAGAGCAATAACAGCGTCTTCTGGCGGATTGGGCGCGTTCGCTTCCGCAATGCCACCTCGGGGAGGCGCTAATGGCTTCGCTCAATGACATCCTGTCGGCTCTCCAGAACGGGGTTCAGGCCATCAATGCCTTGACTAAGCAGCTCAGCAACTCGTTTCCGCCGATAACCACACTGACGACCGCTGCTCCCGCCGCTGGCGTTATCACCTACTCATCGTCGCTAGTATCGGCGTTCGGTCTGGTAGAGACAAGCTCTGGCGGAACCTATAGAATAGCCCTCTTGCCGAGCACATAGGACAGGTCATGGTTGACACCTTCACGACTACCATCAGTCTGACCAAACCTGGTCATGGCGGCGACGTTGGTACGTGGGATACCCCCGTCAACGGCAACATGGACATCATCGACAGCCTGACCGGCGTCGTGACGACAATAGGGTTGAACAACTCCAACGTCGTTCTCGCAACCGCTCAGTTCCAGTCCGCGTTGATCGTCTTTAATTCCACGCTTACCGGCAGCGTCACTATTACGTTCCCGACCAGCTATGCCAAGGCATATGAGATTCAGAATCTCTGCTCTGGCTCCAGCGCCTTTACCATTACGCTGACGACTACCGCCGCCGGCGGGCAGCTCGTGGGCTGTCCTCCTGGGGAGCTGTTCGAGGTTCGTAACGACGGTGTCAACATCAAGTACAAGAACTTCGGCCGCGTCGGCACTTATTGGGACTATTCTGGATCTTCGATCCCTGCGTGGGTATCTCTCTGTACCGTAGACCCGTATCTTTATTGCGACGGGACGACATTCTCGTCTGCCACGTATCCTGCGCTTGCCACCATCATGGGCGGGACTACCTTGCCTGACACCAGGGGGCGAGGGCGTTTTAACTTAAACGACGGGACAGGAAGAATAACTTCTTCCATTTCCATGGATGGCAATACAATTTTTCACGGAGGCGGCAATGACGATTTCCAAAGTCATAGTCACGACATTAATGACCCTTCCCATTTTCATACTTTTACGGCCGCGCAAACCCTATCGGCGGGCGGTGCTGGCAGCGGTAATTTGCTTACTCACGCCGTAGCCGGTAACACAGGGGCGGCATTTACTGGCATCACTGTTCAAAGTAATGGAGGTGGTAATAGTGGTAACATGCCCCCGGCCTACATCGGCGGCATAACACTCATACGGTCGGCTTGATGCATAAGCATCTACCAGCCGCGCTCTCTATTGCTCGCCGGCACGCCAAGCGCTACGCGGAAGGCGGTACTGTTGATTTGCCGGAGATTAAGGTAACGCCACCACCGCCAATGGTGAGTGACGAAGACCTGTCGATGGCTGAGGTCCCTCAGGCTAAGTCCCCTCGCGAGGGTGGCTTGATGCAGACGATACCCAAGTTCGCGGAGCTGTTGGGCTCACCAGAAGGGCGCGGCAAGCTATGGGACGCTGCCAGTCAATTGCCCGCTAACATCTGGGGCGGGGTTAAAGAGCAAGTCTCTGGCCCCGGCGAAGCCATGGCCGGCCACATGACGCCAGTGCAAGAGGCAGACTGGGCTACTAGCACTGCTCTGGGACTAGGCGGTTCGGAGCTGCCAATCTCCTATACCCGTCCCGGCATTGGTGTCTTCGGCGGTAGAGGGTCGGCGTTGGCTGACCATGCAGCGCTTGCTGAAGCTGAGGCGCTGGAACAGAAAGGACTTAATCAGAACCAGATCCACTTCAGAACGGGATGGTTCAGAGACCAGGGAACCGGGGAGTGGATGTACCACCACAACATGAAGGACGCTGCCCTTGGTCCTGCTGTGTCCGATCTTCATGCAGATCGCGACATGCCTATTCAGAATAGCTCCAAATACATACGTCCAGGAGAATCTCATACGCTCGATAAGGTCTTACAGCATCCAGATCTCTATGAAGCGTACCCCCTCCTAAAGGATTGGAAAGTCATACCTAACGACGTCCCCGGACAAATGGGTTCAGTGAACTACGCCGATAAGACTATGAAGATTGCGCCTCAGAACAAGGAGGCAATGCTGGGTACGTTGACCCATGAAGCCAATCATATCATCCAAGCATATGAGGGCTTTTCTCGGGGCAGCAGCGTAAACCGATGGTTGCCGGCAGAGTATCCAGCAAAAATGCAGGAGCTTTGGCAGCAGGCTACGCCTTTCAATCAGTGGATTGAGTCGCAGGGATTACCGGTAGGTCAAGCCTGGAAGGCCATACAGAAGGCAAAGGAAGACCCCGGCATGCTGAACGACTGGGACCGCTCTCTTGTCAGTAATTTCACACAAGCTGGCAGATTTGATGAAGCGCTAGAACTTTTCAAAAAACAGGAGCTTTTGAACAAGGCGCTCAACGAGGCTTTCGACAAGTATATCCACGTCTACGGGGAGGCGATGTCGCGCCAGTCTGAGTACCGCCGCACTCTGACGCCGGAGGAATCCAGGCGGATAACTGTTCCCAATGCGATGCGGATGCTGGAGCAGAACCCGGTAGACCCTAAAGAGCTTATTTACAACACCAACCCGCTGACTCCCACCGACTTCCCGACGGCTCGTGAGAGAGGGGCGCCATCTCCTTACGACATAGAGGAATCCTACCGCATCTCCCCGGAGGGATTCTACACCAGGGCGGACAGGGTCGTTGACGAGAAAGGGCCAAAGGCGGCTACCGCCGATGAGTGGCTATCGTTTCTGAAGAACCAGCAGATCAGCCCTAAGGAAGACCAGTACATCGGTATCAGCAACTGGCTGAAGCAAGAGGGCGAGCAGCGTAGCCGGCCTGGGAGCAATCGGCCGTTGAAAATCTCGAAGGAAGAGCTTCAGGAACATATCCAAGCCAATAGCCCCAAGTTGGGTACTTATATGGCTACCGGCAGATCACTACCAACCCACCTGCCGGAAGAGTGGGGAGGCAACCCTCAGAATATGTGGGAAGAGGAGCGCCCCCCTGAATTGGAACCAGACTGGGGTCCTAATGATTTTCAGGCGCCACAGGAAGAAGCCTATGGCTCCGACACTAGATACTCCGACATGGTCATCCCTGGC